AACGCAAGTCGGGCCGCGCCTTGCATAAATCCATAAAAAAGCGCAATGTTTCAACGTCTTTAAAGTCACCGTCAACGAATAGGCGAACCGTTTTCTTTTCCGGTATAGCTTTAAACGCATTTGCAACCGTCTCAGTTTGAAACCTAAGAAGCAAACTGTTTTGCACTTGCCTAAAGAAGGCCGCCGGGTATCGCCAGGCCTTAAGAGAATAACAGAATTTGACGCAATCGCCTTTTCCTGGACAATCGGCCAGCGCAAGACTAGAAAACGCATAAAATGGCAACTTCTTATTCCCCTGAGCTTGAAACACGCGAAAAGGCGGCGAGCTTTGCATTTCATCATTTAGCCAGTTTAAAAGCTTGTTTGCATGATATTTCCAGGTTCCCGTCTTGCCTATCCTTTCCGGGCCGCGATCAAGGCAAGCTTGCAAGGCCGCCTTAATTGTTTCGAGTGAATCAATGCTATTCACTATTTCATTCGCTTGAATTCTATTCATTTTTATACTTTCTTTAATTGTTAACTTTCTAAATTGTAACCGTCAAACCAGCCATTGCCGGCAGACTTTGCGTCGTTGCAATGCGCTTGCGCTTGCTCTAAAGTCAGGCCCGTTCTTAATACTTTATTATTTCCATTAAAACGGAAGCGAATTATTTGATAAGTCTTACTCATTTTTATACTTTCTTTATTGGTTTATGATAAGCAAGTGCGCTTAACTTAGGCCAGTGAAAACCTAAGATTGTAAGCTTGTCAATAGTTTTTTTAATTTAATTTAATTTAATTTGATACCATAATTCTACCGCATACAATGCCGGGCAATCTAGCCTATTAATTTAGCCGCTAGAATACATCTCATCTTATAAGAATAAATTTGCATCACGTGCTAGCTTGAAAGGCCGCTTGACTAGCTACTTGACTAGCTACTTGCTACTAGTGAACACAGTAACACTAGTGAACAGCTGAGCACCGGGGGGAGGGGATTGCAAATTTTTTTTTCCGTTTTATTATATATACATAAACTGCCCCTTAAAAAATGTAATCCAATTGGGCTTTGTTTTGCAGGGTATACTTATGAGGTGCGTTTTGCACTTTAGGGTCTAGGGCTTGACATATCCAAAGGTGCAATATACACTTCAGGCTATGAGATCATTGTTAGACGGAGTTGAATGGAAATATAATCCTAGTTGGAGTTTAATGGAAGAAGGAGAAGGAATATGGGGGGATGATCGCTTGAGCTTAAAGGCTAAGGGGGTATGGGCGTATATGAAGTCTAAGCCTGGTAATTGGGACTTCAGTGCTAAGAGGATAGCAATGGATAGCAGGGACGAGACTAAGAGTGTTCAGAGGGGGATGAAGGAGTTAGAGGAGTGTGGTTATTTGAGTAAGAGGAAGCTAGGTAATGGCAGGGTTCATTATACGCTCGTCCTAGAGTCCTATGTAGGGATAGAGCCAGGGCTTGACAAAAGTAGTTTAGATGATAGTAATGGGTATAGATATGAGCGATGAGGACACTCAGATAGATTTAAAAAGTAGGATGAGGGATGCTTTAGCCCCCATGCTTGCTACCGAGCAGGAGAAGACTGCTAAGAATAGTTTGCCTAACAATAACCCAGAGAAGTGGTTAACGGCAGCGTCTTTGTTTTTATCAGGGGCTAGTGTTCATGAGGTCAAGAAGACGATGACTATGAACCATCACATAGCCAAACGCATCAATGGTATAGTCAAAGCGTCTGACGACGCTAGGGTGTTTAGGCAGGAGAGGGCTATACAGTTGGCTTCTACTATAGATGAGATTAATAGTATAGGAGAGAAGATAGCAGCTAGTTACCTAGACGGTTCTCCAGAGGCAGAGGAGAAGATAAAGAAGGCAGAGACTAAAGACTTAGCTAACCTAGCGGTAGCACAGGAGAAGCTACACAGAACCTTTGATAATGTTACGGGTAACAATATTCAGAAAATAGAAGTTAGACATATAACAACCCCAGAGGAGGCCATGAGTCTTATAGATTCGCTGCCAGAGGCAGAGGTAATAGATATAGGAGAAGATGGCTAGGTCACTAATAGACGAAAGCTATGATCCCATCTACAATCAGATTCGTGGAATACTGGGGGAGCATTTCGAGAACTACTGCTTCATTGTAATGGATGATCGGGGTGAACTATTTTATGACTACAACCATTTGCCGGCGGGTAGAATGCTTTTGCATGAGATGCAGCTGGAGATCAGTGATGACAATATAGAGATTGAGTGGGAGTTTGAAAGCGACCCTGATGAATTAGATGATGATGCAGTGGACTAAGCACCCTACGATACACATGCCTGATAAAGGGCGGATGAAAGCTCTATTGGAATATAAGGGGGCACAGGCTGTGTATGATATATGGAAGGCGCGTGAGGATGCTATTAAGCTAACCATAGACGACCCCCTGCGTCACGGGGTAAACTTAGTTAGCTGGGATAGGATTAGGTGGGCATTGTCTGAGTATAACGAGGTCTTGGTTCTTGGTGGTAACCGTGGTGCTAAGACTACAGGTATGGCTAAGATTTTCATGGAGTCTATTACCAAGCACATGGATGGACACGTAGTATTGTTCTCACAGAACGCTGACACGTCCGTAAAGGTGCAGCAAGCTGCCATGTGGGAGTTCATGCCCAAAGAGTTTAAACGTAAGACTAAGGGCATCGAGGGCTACATTAACTACTCTATGCAAAATGGTTTTACTGGTCAGTCTTTTATTTTCCCAGATACCAGGACTCGTGTAGACTTCAAGACCTATACGCAGTTCAGTAATAACCATACCATCTTGGAGGGCTTTGAGTTTGGGTTCCCCAATCTAGGCAACCACCCTGAGAATGTAGGTATTGGTAATGATGAGTATCTAGGAGACTCTACGCTTATCAACACACAGCGTTTCCGTTTAGCTACTAGGGACTCTAGGCTGGTAACGGGGTTTACTCCTATTGATGGATACACAGAACTCATAGCTGACTACCTTAGAGATGCAGAGATTATAGAGACTAAATACGCAGAGCTACTAGATGAGTCTGTAGCCGTTAAGCAGTATAGTGTAAACAGGGATGCCGGCATTGTGTATCTGCACACAGACGAGAACCCCTTTGGTGGCTATGAGCGTATAGCTAAGGACTTGAAGGGTAGACCAAGGGAAGAGATATTGACTCGTGCATACGGTGTCCCTGTTAAGTCTATGACTACCTTGTTCCCATACTTTAGCACCAAGGTTCACGTAACAGACGAACTGCCTAAGATTACTAAGGAAACCCACACGGTATACCAGGTAGTTGACCCTGCTGGTGCTAGGAACTATGTAGCTATATGGGCTGCCGTAGACAAACAGGGGTTCATCACTGTCCTGCGTGAGTGGCCTGACAGGGACAGTTATGGCGAGTGGGCGTTGTCTGGTGATCCTAAGTGGAGGTTTGGTCCAGCAGCTAAGAAGATAGGGCATGATGTCCAAGCATACATAGATGAATTTAGGGATATAGAGAGTGATCTAGGCGTAGAGGTGTTTGAGCGTATAGGTGACTCCCGTTTCTTCGCTAGGGAGAACGAGGACAACACGGATCTGTTTGAGAGCTTTTCTTCTAAGGAAATGTTCTTTGTACCTTCAAGCGGGGCAGACATTGAGACAGGGCTGTCTGGTCTAGACGAGTGGATGCGTTACAATCCCAACGCAGACGTAGATGATGCTAACAAGCCAATGCTAAAGATACACTCATCCTGTGGCAATTTAATACAAAGTTTAATTAACTGGGGACATAAAGGAAAGATAGATGAACCTCTGAAGGACTGGATTGACCTTCTGCGTTATCTACGCATGGCAAATGATGGCTATGGTCCAGACTATGTTTCTAACACTTCTATGAATACAACACGAAAATCCGGGGGAGGATACTAATGGCAAAGAAAAGATTATTTCAAATAGCAAAGGAATGTGGTGTTCCTTTTGAAGAGTCTCTAGAGCTAGCGTTTAAGCATCTAGAGGAAGACATGATTACAGGCTCAAAGCATTTAACCTGGATCAACGAGAAGGGGCAGGAGATATTAGATGATGTCATACCTATGCCTAATGTCTCAGCCGACAAAGAAAGCGAGGAGGAACCAAACAGATTAATATACAGGGGAAAAGTTTTAAGGGAATGCCCAAACCCCATGTATGTTGCCGTTCACCACCGAGAACGCTTCTGCAAAGTTAACGTAAAGATCACCCGAAGGATGGAAGGCAAGCTAATCGGGAAGATGATTTATTTTGAAGAAATTGAAAATGGAGACACCACCAGCTATCATTGGATAAAAAAGATTTGATAGATATGATAAACTAGTAAATACCAATGTTAAGAGATAAAACTTCTGAGGAACTAACTTACGTCGGGAAAGAACCAAGTGTTCAGGCTCTGCGTCAAGCATACAATCAAACCGTAACTGAGCTAGACTCTTATTTCGATCTATGTCGTAGTAGCTACGACGACAGGCGTAACTGGTGGCCAGGCAAGAGCCGTGACCTGCGTAAGCATGGTGCGGACGCTTTCCCGTGGGAAGGTGCAGCAGACATGGAGTCCCATGTTATTGATGAGCGTGTTACCAAGTTGGTATCATTGTTTATTTCTTCAATGAAGCGAGCCAACGTAAGGGCTTATCCCGTAGAGATGGGAGACATTGCTCGTTCTAAGCTAGTATCTAACTTCTTAAAGTGGATGGTATCTAGTGGTTATATCCCTCGCTTTGCCCAGGAGATGGAGCTAGGAGCCAACTATATGTTGGAACGTGGTTTGTTAATTACTTATGTAGGATGGCACAGAGAAGACCGACGCTTCCTCCAGAAGCTAGACATTGATCAGATCGCTCAAATGTCTCCAGAGCTTGCCGCTGTTATTCTAGAAGGCAATGATGACGATCAAATCGTCCAACTTATAAAAACAACTTTTGACGGTGTAACTGACCGTAAAGCCAAGAGAGCACTCAAAGAAATACGTAAAAGCGGAGTCACGGAGCTTCCGGTAGTGCGCCGTCAAATTGATGTTCCAGAT